CATGAGGATTACTCATTCCCCATACTCCTCAAGGCTTTCCCAGCATTCGTGCGACCGATCCACCCACCATCCCTCGATGGCGTCGATAATCTCTTGGTCGAAACTGTCAGGATACGAGGAGGGGACGGGCTTCCGCCATTTGTCACCGTCCTTGATTTCGCATTCGATGAGGTCGAGTTCGGCAGGCTCGGGCGGATCCCAATTCCCCCACGCGACGTTGAACGACATCGGACGGCCTTTCGTCCCCTCGACGCGGAGGAGGCATTCCACCTCCTTCCAGTCTTCCGGGCCGTCCGAAACTTCGACGTAGATGGTATGGGTCCACTGCATGTCACTCTCCCCTGGCTTTAGCGATTGCGGCACGGGCGCGTTCCCAAGTGCGGTTAACTCGGTCTTGGTAAAGTTCCCCGCCAAACGGTGAGTGCCCATCATTCAATGAGATCAGGGATTCCAGCGATTCCAGCATTTCAGGCGCGGAGGAGATCAGTCGGGCGTTGGCCTCGGCCTCATCTCGGGAAATTCCGTCGATGTGGTCGCACGACTGAATGGACACGATTTCGCCGATATATCTTTCCCTGACCGGATAAACGCTTCCGCACCAGAGATTATACCGGACGTTGCCACCTTGCCCGGAAACCCAACAACGGTCTCCTTGCATTTTCCAAGGGCCGGGGGTGTGCTTGCTCATGATTTTCTCGTTTGTTATGGGTGAAAACGCTATGGAAGAACCGTAACAAAGGCGATCCAGTGTGTCAACACGCATAACAACGGGGTGAGCATATTTTTAAATGTTGCTTTCTGATATGTTTGCGCATATGTTCAAACATATAACTGCCACACATCGGATGGTTGAATTGACCGAAAAACCCGAAAAGCCCACTATGTTTCCCGTCAAGCGCACAGTTGGATTCCGAAAGGATCAGGACTCCGCCATATGCCAAGCCCGCGCCATCTCGGGACGGGCAAGGTCAGACATTATCCGAGACGGGGCGGTTACACTCGCAAAGAGAATTGTCGCTGACGCCAAGCGGAAAAAGGATGAGTAATCCCCTCGCCCGCCCGCGCGTACGCATGCGCGCGCCCGGCATTGACGTTTCCGGCCTTTCTGCACAAAACGGAAGGAATGTAAAGAATGAACATTAATGATTTGACCATCGGGCAGGCTCGCCAGCTCGTCACAATGCTTAGTGTGGAGTTTGGTGGACACGCCGTCGATTCATCCGCCCAAACCACATCGATCAACAACGGAATGCTGGGGAAATACGTCATCGTTCGCTGCCGCGATGCTGGCGTCCACGCCGGGGTGCTGGAGAGCTACAATGGGCGTGAGTGCGTTCTGAATGAGAGCCGCCGCCTCTGGTATTGGAAGGCCGCGAAAGGGGCTTTTCTCTCCGGTGTTGCCGCCAGCGGGCTCTCGAAAGAGAGCAAGATCGGCGACCCCATCCGCGTCCACCTGACGGAGAACTGCGAAATCATCGAGTGCTCTGACCAGGCTGAAAAGTCCATTCGAGGAGCGAAAAATTATGAGCCCTGACCCGCAGGAATACGGGGACGGGTCCGGGTCCGGGTCCGGGTCCGGGTCCGGGTACGGGGACGGGTACGGGGACGGGTCCGGGTACGGGTACGGTTAGCGTGTTTTAGATTGACGAATCGCGAGATAAACTACATACTACAGCCTGCATGGAAGTGGCGTTAAGCCCGGCTACACGGCCGGGCTTTTTTCGTTTGGGGTCGCTCGATGGACTGCCCAACATGCCGTAC